AGGCTAGAGCGTGCGGTCGCCGCGTTTATCTTAGTTATTTACCGCGACAAGCATGGGCTTTCCGCTGTTGATAGGACGGGCGCACATGCCAATACCCCAGACCATCGTTCGCGCCAACTCAATCGGCCCAGGTGAACGCTTGCTTGAAAGCACGATCGTGTTATCGGTGCGAACAGCAACAGCGCGCTGGACATGTTCGGCAAGCAGTTTTTCTCCTGTGTGAAGTAGCCGTGCCTCGGCAATCATGTTTTTGGCGAGCGGTGTAAAGCGCCCTAGTTCGGCGTAACCCACAACGACCCTGCGGCGCTCAATGTTTGGTGGGCACGTTGCGTCTACGGTAGGCGATAAGGCGAACCTAATCGTCGGGTCTTTGGCAAGTTCTTGCACGTTGTCCCACAACTCGGTAATTGACTCGGCAATGAACGCAACGGTGACAAGCACCCGACCGTCCGACAAGTTGACGCATCTGGTCGCGCTATATCGGGAGTCGTCCAGCGAAGATTCGATCGCCACGACCCCACCGCTGGGAATATCCCCTGTGTATTCCAATGACGGCCAGCGCCCAGGCTCAATCCATCCGCGCACAACACTCACCCAGAGGTTTAGGGATGCGCGCAAGAACGATGCCCGATCAGGGTTTGTGGATTCTTGTCGAATTGTGTCCATGTCCAACGTGTGATTTAGTGCGGGGTTACCCCACGCCCAACTGCTTGGCGAGAGCGGGTCAAGGCTGGGGTCTGGGCTCCATTCAGCCATGTACATCGTGGACGGTTCACCTTTGTCAATGGCTCGAATGCCAGCCTCACGCCAACGCTGAAACAACACAGATTCTTCGGTGCCAGCTGTGGAGAAGAAGCAAGCCAACGGGTTTTTACGAGCGCGCTGTGCCGGCAGGAGACCGCCTTCAACAGAGTCGGGGTTGACGTCAAATAGTTCGTCCACGATCACCAAGTCAATGCTCATACCGTGACCTTGGTTTGGCTTTAATGCTTTGACCCACCACTTGCTGCCGTCTGGCATGGTGGCCTGATAACGACCATACGACTTCACAATTTTGGCGCCGTAATACTCTTCAAGGATTGGTGCTAGATCATCAAACAACAGACACGCAAGGTCAAGTCTGTGCGCGCCCGAAACAACAGTCTGTTTGCCACCCCTAATCTTTGGCATCTCCACAAGCCAAAACAGAATAAGCGCTTGAATGATTGTGGTCTTACCGTTCTGACGCGCAACCGACACAAGGCTCGAGCGATGCACAAACTTGTTATCGGCGTCAACAGCAAGCATTCCTTCAAGAGCATGTAGTTGCCACGGCATCAGGTCTATGTGCAGCACCTTCTTTGCCATGTCCCCCACAAGTCCAGCTAGTGAACCGACATGGTCAGGGATCATAGTTTCCAGTCTCGGCTGGTCGTGGCCAGTTACCGCTGGTTCAGGCTGGTTCGGGCCTTTGGCGACAAATTGTTGGATGGGGCTCGGGGGCATTAATTCGCTGTATAAAAAATCGTTTATTGCTTTCTCACGATTTTGTTTTGCGTTTGCCAGTTTTTTGTTTCGGTATGTTGCACCACGCGCCGAGTTACAACTTTTACAACTAGCGACGTATCCGTCTTCTATTGTTCCGCCTTTGTCTGACTCGACAAGGTGATCAAGTTCTGTTGCTGTGTTGCGATGACACCAATGGCATAGAGGTTGGTCGCGCAATAGTTCTGCACGTGCCTGCTTGTAAACCTGTGTGTCGTGTTCGGTTAGTTTGCGTGTCATCTCACGCGCCTTCGGCTTGTGCTAGCGCGGCGCAAGCGCCTTGCTCTTGATGTTTGTCGGTCATGTTTGTTGTCGGGTTCATGTGTGTGCTTTCTTTGTTTGTTAACTGTATGTCATCTGCAGGTCAATAGATGTGTGAATGCTCCACCCTCTGGATTGCCCATCCCAGATCCCTTTGCATTACATCAGTCTGTTTACTGATCGCCCAGTCGCATTGCCCAAACCATTTCGTCTTGCATGATTCGAGGCGCGACCGTCTACCCACGTTTCCGTGTGTCACCAACTGCCGTGCGAATGGCTTAGGTCGTGCTACTAACCGATTGTTTACCCTCTCGGGTTGCTGAGAGTGTAGAGAATGTACTCCATGTCGCTTGGCTTCCAGACCGCTGCATGACAGCCAGCCATCTCACAAGCGTTTAGCCAAATCTTTTGCCCAGGCGTCAACTTGCCCTTCTCTGCCTTTAACTCAATAACCAACGGCCTGCCACCTTGGAATGGGTGCACCATAAACAGATCAGGAAAACCTGCATCGCCTTGTACGTTTGTCATCCAGCGTCCCCGACTGTTCTGTGCCGGCAGATCATGATGCACTAGCCAGCCGTAACGTTTGGCGACGCCGATCACCATGTCCTTAAAGTCGGCTTCGCTGATCTTGGCGTCAAGTTTCATCGTTTGCCACGTTTACGACCAGAGACTCTGCGAGGGTCATCAAACATCGTTACGAATAGTGTCAGCATGACGCCGAGTAGTACGCCAGCAATGTTGACAAGCGCAAACAGCATCACTTCAATGCTTCAATCATCTTGCTTGCCTCGTGGGATTTAAGCAGCTCTAACACCGCGCTGTCATCGTTAAGTTCACGGTGAATCATCTCAAGCAGACGCAAATCATCTAACCCTGCATCCTTGGCAAGTTTCTTGATGTAACCAATTTGCTTTGGTGTGGCAAAAGCACCGCGGGGTATGTGCTCTTGCGGTTGTGGTGATGTGGTTAAACGCTCAACCTTTTGCATCTCATTGCGTGACGGTCTTGGGCCACTTGCAGGTGCTTGCAGCGGGCAGTTGGCAATGGCGCGACCAATGGCACTTGTCTCACAGTTCTCAACAAATGAGGTTGCGTTGACACCGCGGTCGCTTTTGACTTCTTCTGCATAGCCCGTAGCAACTGGCACCTTGTCGTCCTTGTCCGCGTACAGTTCGCAATAGAACACGCAAGCGTCGCCCGTGTAGTTCATCATGCACGTGTACACGCGACCGTTCGGGTATGCAGCCCACCAGCGAACAAGGCGTTGCTCGACTGTCTCGTAATTGCTTAAATCAAAACCCATTAGATGCTCCTAATTTCACGGGTTTCAATAAAGGTTTTCCATTCAGGTCGTTGATTTAACATGAGACGCGCATAATGAGCTGCGTAATTGTTGTTTATCTTGAATTGGCTATTTGGGTCTTCTGCACGGATCATTGAGTTGTAACGGCAAACCTCAAACAGCAATTGCAAACCAATTCTTTTTCTACCTTTGCGCCATAGATCATCGGCAAGTCGCATTAGCTCTTCCAAGATGTGCGGGTTTTTCTTGTGGTATTCAAGAAACTTTTCGTAAATGCCAGTAGGCGGTTGGAATGCCGGGTGGAACTTTAATCCGCCTAAGCCATGAGAAATGTTAAATAACTCGTCATTCATTGTCGGAATCTCCTGTCGGTTAGGAATGTGCTTGTAGTGCTTTGATTGCTAAGTCAAGTGTAGTCACATCGTGTAATGGCATTGGGTCTTCTAGTGACAGCGAGTTCTTCATGCCTTTAAGACGCTGAATAATGCTTGCGTGCGGGTTAGTGCTTATGTCTGCAATTTCGTTAATCAAATTAAAGATTGCCATGTCGTGTTTACTTGTCATCATTTGCTCCATTACCATTCGTCGGGTTTCTTCTGATAGTTCGCCTTGATTCCATGCAGCACCTTCGCTCATTTGACTGACCATGGCCCCCAGCCGAACCCGTAGCGCTCGACCCCGTAGTTGTATATTTCTAAACCTGCGCGCAAGTTAGTGTCAGCCTGTAACAGATTTTGTTTGTCTGTGATAATGCCTTTGCCGATTAGCCATTTGTGCCAGGAACCGTTGATCTGAAGTAGGCCACGTGAGCCGCCAAATGGGTCTTTGCGATTAATTGCGTTAGGTGTGCAATTGCTTTCGCGCTTCATGATTGACTCCAGCACGGTGCGTTGATCTGCAGGCCAGCCAAGGTTGACGGCAAGCGCGCTGAACTGCTCACAGGCGGTTGTGTATGGGTCAATGTAGATCGTGGAGCTGCTGGTAGTGGTCGGCTCAATCAGGTAGTTCTTTGGGTCTAATGGCGCTAGGGCAATGGTGCCAGACGGGCTACCAGACGCGCTAGGAGCCCCTGTGAGAGCCGTAACCCCAAAGACCGTACAAAGCACTAACCCAATGATTTTCTCTGCTAAATAGTTCATCGTTTCTCCAAAGGTATGGGCACGCCCCAAGATGAAGCGTGCGATCTGAATGCGATTTGTCCCATAAGGAACTTTCCCGAATCTGGGTTGGTAAAGATCTGAACCAAGATTTCTTGGCCGTTGTCCATCACTCCTGTATAGACGCTGTAATCAAAGATCTGGATGTCAGTCATTGCCTGTCCTTTTGTCGGTAATTCGACCTTAGGGGATAGGTCACGCTTTAGGTGGGATTTCCCCGAACACCTTTAGGAATGCGGCTTTTACAAAGATTACCGAGTCGGCGGCCTGTGGGGTTATCTCAACGTGAAACCAATCGCCGCCTGGTGCGCCGTGGATTGTTGGCTTGCTGTATTTCTTCCATGCTTGCCGATCGCAACGCCATGCGCGCCCGTACGGTGCAGGGAAATAGTCAAGGATGCATTCAACGCCAAGCGTGTTTGCGTTAGCGACCACAATGTCAATAAACGACACAGCGCCTTTACGGCTTGCCTGTTCGTGTTTTTCGGTTTTGCGATACGACAAATCCACAGCTCTGCCAGTTGCATGAACAGACAATGAGCCAGGGTTGCCGCGCATGTCGCGCACACCCCAAGACCCGTTGTTCCAAACAGCGTTGCTTGATGCTGCGATTGCTTGTTTAATCCACTCGTCCATGCCGGCACGTGGGCCTGCTGATGCGCCGTCGCTGTTGCCTGTATATGGCCTTGCGTTGGGGTTAACTTTGGCTGTCGCCACGCCCGAATCCTGCATCTTTAGGGTTTACCCAACGAAGCAATGGTGGGATAACAGCTGCAATTGCGCCTTTGCCGTAGTCACGTGGGTCTGTTGTGCCAGTTGAGTAAACAGCAATCAACGCGCCTACTACCGATCGCAGGTAACTGGCAAACATTGCTTTGTCTTTAGTTGTGATTTTCAACATGGTTGTCTATTTTTTCTTCGATTCTTCCCAGCGTTTGATGGACAACTCCGTGATCTCTTCGGTTGTCCGACCCAATCTTTCCGATGAGAGCAACCAATACAAGGAAACAACCACCGACGATAGAAACCACAACTTCAGTTGCCATGTCATTTTTTACGCTGATATTTCTACAAGGAGAATGCTTCCAAATTGTGAAGCGTTCATTGCGTAACTGGTTTTTGCTGCTTGGTCATTCTTGAATTGCACTTTGTAAGTAGTTGCAGATATTGTTGCTGGCGTATCAAGAATAATTATCGAGCTTGTTTGTTGAGCGTTTGCGCTTGTTGAATCGTTCTGATTATTTACTGCGATTGATGTTGCGCCACGGAGAACTTGAAGAATCACTCTGCAGTCTGCGTCGGCCATATAGATAGGTGTTGTAGCAATAACAAGGATTTTGTTTGTTGTTGCTTGTGGTGTGATGGTTGCCGTAAGTCCAGAATCGACATAAGAGGTTGTTGCGTTTGAAACTTGAGTAGTTGAACGACCTTCAATAACTTGCAAAACACGGAAAGCGCCTCTCAAAGAGTTTTGCTGCGCTGCAGTCAAAACTTGCCCAGCGGTAAACGATGCCGGAAGTGATGTTGGTGTTGCCATAGTGTCTCCTATCCTAAAACATTGAACTGGTCAAGTGTGCCATACGTCAGGTTGTCCAAAATCAGCTCATAAACAATGACGGTTGGGGAAGTCGAGTACAGCACACGGTGGCCTGTTGAGTAGTCCAAGTAATGCTCGATGCCTTCCACGCTTAAATCTTGTGCCAACTCCGTCGTGCCGGCACCGCTCTGGAACGTCTTTTCAATGTTGATTGTGTCGCCAATTTCAACGATTGCCAGCGTGTCCTTTTGCGCGTCGGTCAGCATCAGGAACTTGGTTTCAACCGATGTAAACCGTGGTTCGGGTTGCGGATGGAGCAGGTAGGCAGCTGCGCTGTCTATTTCTGTTTGTTCATGTAGCAGGCTGTTTGTGATGGCGCTGGTTTGCGTAAAATATTCGGCTATTGACCCAGCGTTAGTGGCCGTTGCTGTTTTGCCATCCAAAGCTGTGACCACAGAGCGGTTGATGACCTCGTTCGCTTCAAATGAGATACCGAGACCGTCGTATTTTATATTTGTGCCATCGTCATGAAAGTCGGCTACCGACGCGCTAAGGGTCGTGCCAATGCGGTTTTGAAATGTAATTGTCCCAGATCGTGACATAAACACACGACCAAACTCGGCGGTTTCGTTAATCTGTGTAATGTATTGCAGCACGTTTGTTTGTGCTGGCACGGTATAAGCGGAATCATGGCCAAGGTTGACTGTGCCGGTGGCGATGTTTCGAGGAGATGCAGGATACGCAACTTCTGGCAAGTCAAGAACAGAGCTAATGCGCGCACCCGATAATTGAGCGCTCACGTTGTATTCGTCCATGTAGGTCTGTGACAGCAAATAAAACTGGTCAGCGCAATACACCGTGACCGTGTCCAGACCCCCAAGAGCAAAGTTGTAGTTATAGTCGACGACATAACCCGAAAACAGGTATTGAGCATTGTTGCTTAGGTCGTAGCGAATGAGCTGCACTTTGCGCATGGGTGCAAGACCAGGCTTAGATTGCGGTGTGTCGTAGTACGGGCTGTTGTCGTCAAACGGGTTAAAAATGCCGTCCACGTCCTGAATAGTAAATGTCATTGTGCCAGCGCTGAACTGATCACCGACGTCTCGACGACCGCGCCTGACATTTATTTGCGTTGTGTCTGCCATAACGTTGGCATATTCGGTGTTGCCATCAAGTACAAAAAACGTGTTGTCAAGAACTCCAGATGTCACGTTGTCAAGCGTGAACGAGTTAACAATAAAGCCTGTTTCTATTTGCAGGTCATAATTGCCTGAATCAACGACGGCGACGCCTGGCATTAGGCAATGTTCAGAGCCAACGGCCCTGCACTCCGTGAGTAGGCGCGCAACGCATTGACAACAGATTCACCAATCTCGGCGCTTGTAGCGATGCCACCTGTGACGTTAATAGTCACGCCGCCGCCGTTGCTCATTCGGTCTAACGGAATTACGGCTTCTGGGCCTGCTTCGCCGATTAGAGCAAGGGTAGGAGAGGTCACGATGCCACCGTCAGCCATTCGAGGAATGCTGGCGCGACCAGGTGCTGGCGTAGTGACGGTGCCACCCAATTTAGGTACAGAGATTGTTGGTGCTTTTGGAATGTCTGGTAGCAAAGGAATGGCGTTGTAGGCGCTAATGATTGCGTTTACTGCGCCAATGGCGGCGTTTACCATGCCTGTAAAAAATCCTGTGATGGTGTTGACAATGCCGTTTATGCCGTCACGGAACCACTCAAACTTGTTGTACGCGGCGACCAGACCAACAATTAATAAAGCAATGCCTGCAGCGATCAAGGCAAATGGGTTGAGTGCCATGGCAATGTTTGTGACGACGATGGCAGCTGCGACCGCGCCGATGGCAGCGGCAATAGCCAAGAATGCTTTGGGATTGTCTTGAGCCCAGGCGGCAAACTTGTTTAGTACAGGTAGCACGGCTTCAAGCACAGGCAACAGGGCGGCACCGATTGACTCTTTGGTTTCGCCAATTGAGTTCTTAAAGATTTTCATTTTGCCTGCAGCGGTTTCAGCACTCTTGGCAGTCGCGCCACCAAACGTCCCACCGAGTACGTCCATAACTTCGTTTAGGCTTGCGCCTTCTTTAATCATTTGTGACATCTCTGGGCTCAATGATCGCAGCGCCTTAAAGTTGCCCTGATATGCCTTGGCGAGCGCGTCAGCGACGCTGGCAGAATCCATGCCCGTGGCCGTGCTGATGTCCATGACAAGGTTCATGTCTTTCATGGCAATGTTGACGTCTTTTGTACCGCGCACAAGAGCTTCTAAAGCCTTACGATACTCGGTGTCAGCAACGCCAGACGCTCGAGACATTGCGCTGATCTGATCTTCAACCTGTGCGGTTTGCGCTTTGCCAGCGCCAGTCACATTTTGCAAAGTAAGCGCTAACGCGGCCTGCTCCTGCTGATCTTCCATCGCTGCTTTAGTTGCATCACCAAGCGCAATCGCCAAACCGCCAAGCGCCGCAGCTGCAGGAATCGCCGCTTTCTTAATAGCAAACTGTGCCTTTTCGCCAACGGTCTCAAGTTGCTGAAACTGTTTGACAGCCTTCTTTACCCCTGTGCCGTCAAACTCGCTGATGATCGGGATGTTGATTGCCATTACGCGGTCTCTCTGTTCGCTTCTTCCATGACGCGCTTAACCAGTTGCTCCATCTCGGACATGACATCGTTT